GCGCATGGATTTAGGAATATGCTCAAGTATTAATCTTGTCATGTGCCTACCTTTACCTGCAAAGCATTTAATTGATCTATATATGGCTGAGCAACATTCATTAAATCAACATCAGAGTTTTGTCGCGCTGTTGTCTCAACAGCATTTTTTCCGTGCAACCTGATATCTCTTATTTTATTAACGATTGCAACCCATGCTTTTCGTTTTTCTACAACAAGAATTGCCGCCTCTGATGCGGTTAACCCTTTTGTATCCATATCCGATTTGAACGAGTCAGGTATTAGTACATCTTCAGTATTTCCTTCCTTAATTTCGTTAAGATATTTTTCAGCTTCTTCGTAAGCTATCCAGTACTCTTCTTCAACTAAGTCGCCTGGTGAGACTAAACTTATGCGGACCTTACCTGCAGTTATATCAATTGCATCACAGACTTGTTTGCAGCGTATTTCAATAGGTTCAATGGGGGTATTAACAAGCCCAGGTAACCCTTTTTCTGTTACGTTAATTAGCTGGCCAGCGCTTTCTCCTGCCAGAAGTCTATCTCGTTCTTCTTCTGATATAGACACACAATCATCACTAATTTTTACTGGATAGAAACCGTTATCATTAGGATTAAAAAATACAGTCATTAAAAGTCTCTACGCCCCCATACTTGATAACAGATTTTGACGGTTTCTTGTTGTGATCCAAAAATTCGCCGCATACGAAAGGAAATAGCGGTATTAGATAATGACTGCACCCCATAGGCCAGCTCGTCCGCCTGTCCGTATTGATAGACACCACCTAAGGTCACACTGATGATCTCGCTAAAAGCAATGGGAAAGGTGGACGTGCCGGTATAGGCCGTCACGGTACTGTCCGTACTGCAGGTCATCTCTACAAAACCGATTAAGACATAAATACCACCTGGAAGTCGATACTCACCCGAATAGTTACTAAATGCATGAGAAAACATCGACATACTTGGGACCTGACCAATATTTTCACCGATATTTTTATCCCAAAATCCTTTTAATTTTACTGGTGTTACAATGCGTGTATCATCATTACCAGCATCAACTTCATCTTGTGTCGCAATTTCTGCCGTACCTAAAACATCTTCAGTCGCTGGCGGCGCATACATAGACAAATCACCGGAAGCTACAACTGTGCTAGGGGCTGCGGAAATATTCAGCGTATACGCAAGCACAAGCGAAGACTGTGTGGACTTTGCCTGAATAATACTGTTGTCATTATTTTTTGCTGTAGCATACAAAGCATTTGTATCTGTATAAAATCGCAGTTCGAACACTTCATAGACATTTTCACTGCTATCAACTGCCACTACATAGATGCGTGATGGTTCAATAACACTCACACCTTCAAGCGATAGCTCTTTGATTTTTTCTGACTCGTTCCATAATTCTACTTTTGACAGCGTAACACCATCAAAGCCATTAGCATGTGCGCTAATGACGGCATCAATACCACTTTGATGTACAGTTATCGACATTACTCAAACGTCCCCCGTGATATAACTGCTACTTTTAATTCCGGTTTTAAATACAGTGTTGATGAAAACTCTGCTCCAATGTTTAATGTGTAATGTGATCGTAAGGGTTTTGCATTATTGATTAAACGATGTAGCTGTTGCTGGTATGTAATAGAATTGCCAACTGTTGAGCCACCTGCAACAGTCACAGTGAATGTGTGAGGTTCCTCCTCTGGTGATTGTTCCCACCATTCTTTTAGTGAAATTCCTGCGCCAATAGACTCAACCGCTTGTTCAACAGATCGACGTGAGCCTTTTATTGCATGAATATGTGCTGACGCTGTACATACACTGCGTTTTTGCGCCTCTGTCCAGTCATCGCTCCATTCATCTACAGAGAGCGTCCATGCAAGAACAGGTAATAGTGCAACTGGGCAAGTTTGCGTGTTCCACAATTTGCGTATATCAACCGGCAAATTTTCTATACGCTCTGTGACTGCTGCCAGAGCGCGCTCCTGATCTGTTGCTGATGGTGGTAATAAATCATTCATTCAACAGCTCCTGTGATCGTAATGTTCGAACAATAAGCCGCTTCTGTTGAAAAAGGAGTAATATCAGTAGTTGGACTGGTTAACTCTACCCTTACCACTCCCTCTTGTTGTAGCTGACGATAAATGCCAGAAATAGGTACAATAGTTCCAATACTGTGTTTTGTTTCTACATACTCAGTCACAGCTTTCAGTGCAGCCGCTTTTGCTATATCACTGCCGAGTTCTGCTTCGAAATACAGAGTTGCTGTGATGGAATAGTTGATAATAGTTGCAGATTGAACCGCAATATTGTCTGTGAGCTGTCTTATGTGTTTTTGGTTTATGTATTCACTTACTGTGTTAATCAACTCATTAGAAGCGTTACCATCATCTGTGCGTGACAGTAAAGTGATAAGAACATTGCCTGCCTCATTACTTTCTGCTGCCACATCTTTAACGTTTGAGTCTGCTTTAAGTGCCTGTAATATGTAGCTGGCTTCTGTGCCTGCATTAGTTACCCCTTCCATTGCCAGCTGAATACGGGCTCTAAAATTATCATCATTTTCCAGTATTGCCGTTGTAGGGGGTACTGTAGTTTCATCAGATTCGACCAGTGTTAGACGCTCATCATTGAAAAGTGAACCGAGATTATCAAGATCAGCGCCAGTCGAATACGGTAGCATCACAGATTTAGCAGCTTCATTAATGCGTTGTCTTAGTACCAGTTCTCTTGTGCTGGAAACCAATAACTGATTGTAAGCAGGGTCACCGACTTTAATATTATCAGCCAGCTCACTGTCATAATTGCGTAAGTCTTCAAGCTGTTGCTGAAATATAGTGTCTATATCCAGTTCTTCGATAATATCAGGTGCCGGTAGGCTGGACAGATCAATAGCACTAAAACTCATAGCGTGATGCCCTCCATTGTTACCTGGCTGCCATCAACAAGATATTCGCCTTGCAGTGTGAGTGATACATCACCGTCTTCATAATTCATTTTTACCTGACTCAACTTGAACTCATCAACTAGCTCGTTGGCTGGATCTGCCAATGCTGTTGAAGTCTCAGCATAAAGCTCTAACGGGAAATTCGGCGTTATTTTGCTATCCACTAATTGAGGCAAGTTGGAACCATAGTCACGACGTAAGAGTAGGGTGCCTTTTCTGGTATGCATTAGGCGTTGAATACGTTGCTTAAGCTCTGCTAAGCCTTCGATTTTCTTGCCTGTTAGCTGATCCATACCAATTGCCATTTTACTGTCCCTTGTCCGGAGTAGGGCTTGAACCATGCATATGACTGTTATAGATATCTCTGTCACCCGCCATGGAGCGTACTTTGTCTGAAATATCACCATCACAGGTGATATCTTCAGAAACATGCAAGGGGCCAACTACTGTTGTGCCACTTGGTGCAATCACTGTTATTTTTCCACCAAGAGGGAGGGAGGCATTTAAGTGCTTGGTTGTATAATCATATTCAACGATGGCACCGTCCGGCATATCTCTTCTTACTTTATTGAGTTCCGTTTCTTTCGGCTGATTTATATCACAGTCTACAGCACACACAACAACACCCTGACTGTTACCACTAGGCATAATACAAAGTACTTGCTCACCCAGTGAATAAGGGTCCCATGTTGATGATGTGCCCATTCTTACGAATCCATGTCTTAACCAATAGCTGTTTCGAACATCATCGAACCGAACTTTGTAGCGCAACGGGTTTGCCTGCACTTCAGCAACAGTTCCAAGTTGAATACTTTTATTAAACCGTTGATAGAGATCGGCTATATCCATCAGTCGTCCTCCACTACAGCATAATCATCAGTATGAGCAAAACCATTCCCTGGAGACTGTCTTATATACATATTTCCATCAAATTGCTTGCCATCATTCCATCGATTGGGGTGAACTGATAAATCAACCGGACCATACTCACATTCAGCCATGTACCAACCCTCCGGAGCTTCTACTTGGTGGGAAGTTACAATGTTTTTAATGTGAAGTAATGCACCTATATCACCTGATTGAGTAAAACTCTTCAGCTGTTCAATCATTGAAAACTCAGCCTGTTCTATATTTTCGCCCTTATCATCAATCCCTAGTCGGATAATTCCATACACCAATAATTTCACATATTGCTGGTATGGGTTTTCGTGATCATGTTCACCACGGTATAAAATTGTGTGAATCCCAGTGTTACGTTCTGCTTTGTTGTAACGCTCACGGTCTTTCCATTCACGTGTAACTATGCGCTCTGGGCAGTGTGCTGCGAATGCAGTTGCAATTTCTTTCAATAGGTCGTTTGTGGTCATAAGCCGACCTCTCTTAATGCATCACTTGCTGCTTGGTGAATCAGCCCAACTATTCTATCTTTCTTTTCATCCAATGCAGGTTGCATAAATGGCTGAGCAGGCGTGCCATTTTTCATAATGCTTCTACGAATACGCCAAGCAAGATCCTCAACGGAATCGTTTGAATTATTTGGCGCAATACCTTTTACGTGAATC